TTTCTGCTTCTGCCGTTGTTAACAGGGTTGGAACGTTATTGCACCAAAGACGTTCCGTTACAACAAATACGCCAGCAATAGAAAATGTCCACGCAGCATAAGTTCCGGAACTACCAATTGTATCGCACGTCATTGTCAGAGTCGTTCCTGAGACAGTAACGATACCTTCCATAAATCTTGCTGAGTTTGCTGTGTTTGTGGCACGGACTCTTTGACCGGTTGCAAACTTGCTACCAGCAGTGATTATGAAAACTTTTGAACCAGTGCCGATTGCTCGTGATGTTGTTGAAGTAACCCCCGCATAGCCAGTACCTGTAGTTCCGGCAATCCCCTCTATGACTGTTGGATATATATGAGGGTTCAATGTTGGACCCAACAGGGCTCCATATTCGTATTCAAGACTTATTGGCCTGTTGTAGCAGTCAATATTTCCACCAACTAAAATATCTTCAGGAACCAAACCTGAACCCTTAAAAGAAAGCAGTTCCGCTTTCGTGTTTGGATAAGTCCTGAGCCTTCTAGAGTTTGGAATTTTTGAAATATTCTGAGGGCCGACTGGATTTATGGTTGTTCCAACTCCAATAAATTGAGGAGTTGTTTCATTGAAAATCGGACGACCAACCGTAGTTGCGCCGAGTCTTGGTGAAGGCTGAAAATAATTACTGTTAAAAATTTTACCTATTGGCAGTTGAGGTATCTTCGGTTCTTTTCCGTTCACTTTTAATCGTTCTGGTGTTCTGAATTCAATGGAAACAGGGTCTGTTATTTGCTCCCCAAAAGTAACGCTGGTGATTAAATAGAAACTACTCATAGTAGGAACGTTATTTATTCTTATGGTCATACCTGGCCTGAGTTGAACGCCGTTGTCTCGTGCAACTAGTAGGTTTCCGGAACCTTCCAATGGGTCGTTCCCAGAATCTCGCATTGATGGAAGGCTCAGTACTTCAAACTTTCTATTGTTTGATTTATTTATTGGCGCATATTCCATTGGAATAAAAAATTTATCTGGGTATTTTTCTGGAAGTTTATTTTTTCCAATTATCGGCTTGCCATTTTTTAATTTTATTTTACCTTCAATTTTTTCTGTTCCCCATTTATACATGAGCCATTGATGTGTTCCAAAGTACAAAGTTCCATCAGCAACAAATAAAACATACTGAGAATTGTCGGCAATACTTTTCATTACGGTCCACACAGAGTCCTGTTGACCATCTCCTGAGTTTTTAGAAGCGCTTTTTATTCTTGCGCTTTTTTCACCAACAAAACGAAGTCCGTATTTATTTGCTGCTTTCTGAACAAAAGTGTAACCAGAACCACCAATAGAACTTGGTTTTTTGTCTCTTTTCATCTGCTGAACTGCTTTGGGCATTGCTTCAACCGACCACTGAGGGGAAGCGCTTCCTTGCTGCTGAACGCTAACAGAACTAATTTCGTAAAGATGTCTAATTCTGCTTATGATTGGCTCACCAGTTCCAGACGAAGAGTTGGCAACCTTTATTTTTGATACTGAAGTCGTTTCATAAACAACGTCACGACCAATGTTGAAATAGTTATTGGAAGCCATTTCAAAACCAGGGTCAATCACAACGAAAGACAATTGGCTAGCCATATCCATTGTGTAGTTAATATTCAGCGTCAATAAGTTTGACGCCACGGTGGCCATTTGTTTTTCTGTTAAATCGCCTATTTGTAGTGATGTTGATGTGAACATTTTTGCCTAAATTAGGATATTTTTTCAGGAATGGCAAGTGCTGGTTCAAAAGTAAATCCAGTAGTAAGAAGGTTGTTTTGGGGGTCTACTGGTTTGCAGGGTTTTGGTTTGCATGTTTTGGGAACTGGATTTTTTGGGGTCAACGGAGGCAAAGCGATGATATCTCTAGCAATAATTGGGTATTCATTTAAAGTAATTGAAACTTCTGCTGCTGCCATTTTGCGGCCATTTGGCGTCATTCTTGTTGCGGTAATTGACATGTCTGCGATGACCCACTGTAGGTTGCGAGTGTTGTTTACATACGGAAACCTAAAAGATGTAGAGGTTAATGTATTCAAGTTGTGAAGAGTAATTGGATATGGAGAACCACCCATTGCTCTCAAAATTTCTATTTGTTCATCAATAGAAACATCAAGACCATCATTTACTACTGTTGATTTGACTGTTGCCTGTCCTGCATCAATAGTGTCGGTTCTTTTTCCAGCAACTAAAAACCTAAAACTACACTTCGTCAGGTTATATTTAGACCAATCAACCATTGCATAGTTGCCACTTCTCTCAACCTCATTCCATACCGAAGAAAGTTGACTAAATTCAAAACTATTTGGAACTATGTTGAAAACGTGAGTTCTTATTATTTTTTCACGAGTATTGTTAACTGAATTGAAATCTGTAATAGTCTGCTGCATATAGGGAGCGTTTGCGTTTTCTGAACCTATTCTCCTATCTGGCAAATAATTTAAAACAGCAGTTGATTGACCAGTAGGAGGGTTTTGTCTTCCTCTCGTATTTGGGTTTGGACTTCTTCCACCACTTGCCGAACTTGGGTTGCTTCCGCCTCCAGGGCTAGCAAAAGATTTTTGTGCTTCTTCTATTCTTCTGAAATCTGCTGCTGAGTCAAGTACTGAACGGCCTGCTCCAAATCCGCTATTTCCATTTGCATCTGTTCTGTTGATTTGCGCAGGAGTTGCACTAGCACCAAACCCACTATTTCCGTTCGCGTCTGTTCTGCCTACTGTTAAAGCGCCGCTTCTTCCGTTGGATTCGTTGTACAAATGATTGTACATTTCTTCAATTTCCCTAAAAGACTTAGTTAATACACTCACTAATTTAGAGTCGGAACCTGTTGATATAGCCGTAGTTGATTCAGCGGATGTTACTGGTTCGCCTTTTATGAATTTATAATCAGAATCGGTGATTCCAATAAATATGAAAGACCCCCAATTCTTGACACTGTACTGATTTCCTTTGTTGAGTCTTTTTATTACCACAGCGCTTGAGTAGGCAATTTTCTTACCATTAGCCGATACCGCTGATGGCTCATTGCCAGACTTTCCCATGTTTACAAGAACCTTATAAACGGTTGTTGCTTTTAGTGTTTCTACGTTTACAAGAGCCCAAACTGGTTCATCGTTTAATGTTCTGTATGAAGTACATACATATGTATTTCCATTTATTGGGTCGTCTGCGTATTTTCCCTGAACCTGATTGTCAAATGCTTTTTTTCCTTTTTCCCATAGGAGAACGCCACTGGTAGAGTAAAAGCGAATGGGGTTTTGATAAGAGTTTCCTTCTTTTGACATTATCTTCTCTCCGAGTTAGAACGTTCTGTATCCCTAACTCTTTGCATGACAATTTCTGCTATCTCATTAGCAGAAGCATTTTGGCTTCCAGTTACATAGAAATTATACTCATTGCCTTTTCCGCCAGAACCAACAGTCATTGGTTGCTGGAGACTTCTGGCAACTGGCATCATGTTGTCACCAATTGCCCCAGAACCAGGAACAACATGAAGATGTCTTGCTTTATTGACTCCGTGGAATTCAGCAAAACCGCCAGTTGACTTTACGAGCGATTGGTACTGTCCAAGGTTTTGTCCAACAAGGTCATATGCTCTTCCGGTTACATGGTCAGAGTTCATTGAACCAAGACCATAGTTTCTGTAACCGGAAGTAACGGTCCTCTTGCCAGTTAATGCGCTATCCATTGAGGCGTGGCGACCCATTGTCTGAGACAGGCGACTAGACGTTGTGTCGCCAAATGCTTGTCCACGGGGGGTTTTGGTATCACCGTGTTTTGCCCACCAAGAAGGAGCCGTTGCGTACCAAGCCGGTGTTGCCTTGTCTGTTTCTTCAAAAAAGATTTTCATTTGGTCAATAAGTGCCGTTGTCTTCTCTGCTATTGCTTCAGGAAGTTTGGTTAAGTCAGTAGTTTCCGTTGGCGTTTTTGTGGCGACCAGCCCCTCCAGGCCCAACATTTTAAGTAGTGCCGTTGTGGCGTTTCCACCGGATGCTTCAACCATTCTCATTCCAGCCGCGCCAGAAGGTAAAGCAAAACCACTTTCTTGCGCTTTCTGTAATGCCACCTGTTGCTCCGGCGTCATATTCTTAAACCGTTTTGTGAATTCTGCTGTATTAATTGATTTGCCACCCTGGAGAAGTTTGGCGTTTAAGTCAGCACCGAGAGTGTTTCCTAGGTCTGTGCTTGTTTTGTCAAAATACTCTTTAAGAGCAGGATTGTTGGCAAAATCAATTTGCCCTTCCATTCCTTCAAGAGTTCTCCCCTTAGCAAACGCGCCACCCTGTTCGTAGTCTTTGCGTAATTGTGCAAATGAACTGACTCCCTCACCAAAATAAGCGGTGTAGTTTTTGACTTGGTCTTCTAGATATGTGTTGATATCTGTTTCTTTTAGTTTTCCACCACTTGCTTGTTCTCTGAGTGACTCTGCTCTTTCGTCAATTATTTCTGGAGCACGTGCCGCAGCAGTATATTTTTGGAAAATTGACGTGTTGTCTATTACTAGGTTTGTTGTTGCTGCTCGCATTTGCTGAGCAGTTTTAACAGTTGTTAGACCAAGTTCTTTGAGAACTTCGTTAAAGTCCTTGGTGCTGTCCATGAGATTGACGCCCATTGTTTTAGCAAGGGCTATGTTTTCTTGGTCTGATTTACCTGTGATTTTTGCTAAAGCATCAAGACGACTGTTGTAGTTTTTCTGAAGTGGAGCCATTGCTGCTTCGTTGACTTCCATATCTTTGCGCATGGTCCTTAAAGCCTCCCCAGGCTTCTTCATCATGTCTTTCTGCTGTTCCGCAGAATATGTAAGACCATACTTTGATTGGTTTCTAAATATGTTGCTCAGTTTTGATTCTTGTTTTTGTCTATCAACATCTTTTTTATTATTAGTTCCATATCCAAGAGGGTTTAAAACCCTGTTGTCCAAAAGACTCTTGCCACCAAGTTTGGAAACAATACCAGCAGTGACGTTTCCTATTATGTCCATGTTTTGAGTTGCACCGCCAACAAGTTTCCTAATCAACTTGGGCATTCTTTTTCCGGTTGCGCTTTCAAACGCTAAACCAAGTTGCCCACCAGTGGCACCACGATTCAAGACGTCTGGAACTATTCCAGCGTAGTTCTTTCTATTTAGTGGAACACCAGCCGTGTCCTCGGAAAGTCTTTTACTATATTTTGCTGCAGTTCCAAAAGCGTCTCTGGTTGCGCTTCTGCCAACCCCAGTTTCTTTGCGCACGGCATCAAGGGTAAAAGAAAGTGAGTTATTAATAATGCTCTGTACTGCTTCACCAGCAGCCTTTTTTGATGCTTTAACTTCTAGTTTTTTCTTATTGAGAGTTCCCATAATTGCGCCAGAAACAGAACCAATAAGACCACCAATAATTGCACCTGCCGCCATTCCGAGAGGACCGCCCATTGTGCCAATCAGTGCACCGGCAGCAGCACCTCCAGCAAGACCACTAACCGCACCGCCTGTTGCTGTTCTTGATTTAAATGCAGTTCCAAGACCCGCTACAGCAACACCTGCAAGTGGGTTAACTGAACCTACGGCACCACCTAAAGCAAGCGCACCCTGTGCCTCTTCTGGTGCAAATTGTGACATTGCACCAAGGGCAAGACCAACGCCCATTTTTGCGGTAGCCGAACCTTGGAACTTTTCCATTCTTTTATAGCCCTTGGACTGTCTGTCTCCAGAACGAGCAGCACGTTGCGCCGCTGTTCTTCTTGCTAGTTTTGCTCTTGTGGTTAATTCACCTTTTTTGTTAGTTCGGTTCATTTTATTGCTTAGTGCTTTTTCACCCTTGGGGTCTTCGGCATCCGCAGTAAAAGTGTTGTATGAAGCCTGTCTTGCAAGAGTTGAAAGCATGGCCAATTTAGGATTTTTAAATTTTGAAGCGGCAACTCTGTAATCACGCGAGTTGTAAATTATGTTTCCGCTTGGAGATGTTTGTTGTGAACTGTATGTTCCGGAAGGAACTGCCATCCTTCCACCAAGTGGAGACGATGGACCAACAGGACCAGTGAATCCCACTCTTCCTAGAGCGCTGGGACCTAGAGCATTTCCGAAAGCAGGACGACCGCCAGGACCCATCGGACCACCGGGTCCACCTGTTCTTGAAGAAAAACCACCACCAGGATAAACAGGAGCACCAGTTCCGTAGTACGCTCCAGTTGTTCCTAACGAACCACCACCGGTTACTCCACCTCTTCCGCCTCCTGGGGCGTGACCTCCAGGTGTTCCGCTAGTAACGATTGTTGCATTGGGGGCATTGATGGTTGCGTTTTTTGTAACAGCGCTTGCAATCATTCCGCCCTTGGTGTTTTTCATTGCATTTAATCCACCACGAACAGCAAGGAGCGTTGCGAGTGCTCCTACGGTTCCCCCGCCACTCAATGACCGCATACCTTTTATGAAACTTGTCATTTGGCTGACCATTGCAGAAATACCATTGACAACATCGTTGATAAATGGCATTAAATCCTGTAGCAACTTTTTCATTTCTGCTTGAAACTTCATTATTTCACCAATGAGTTCACCAATTCTGTCTCCGAACTCAATCACGGTTGCTTTGTTATTTACTAGCCAATCGTTGAACTGCCCAAAACTTGATGCGGCAATATTTTTAACATGCACCCAAATTGCGCCAAACATGCTTTCAATTACACGCGCACCCTCTATGAATGGCCTTAGTTTGTCAAGCGTGGCATCCCAGCCGTATTTAAACTCTTTCCACCATGAAGCCATTCTTTCAAACATTCCGGTAACGGTTCCAAGGTTTTCGTTAATCAAGTTAACCGAAAGGTCTGTAAGTTTTTGTACCATGCCTACAAGACCATCAAGCATTGATGTCATGCCGAATCTTTGTGTACTGCCCGAAATCTTTGCAAATCCACGACTAAGAATCTTAAAAATATCAAACATTGATTTTTTAATTGGCTCTAGGAGTGGTTGACCCATATCTCCAAATTGAACTTTAAGGAGATTAAAATATCCTTTTAGTTTATTAATCAGTGTTCCGGAAACCGCTTCAAACTGTCCTTCAAGACCGGCAGCCTTTGCGAGTTCACCAGACGTTATTGCCGCCTCAAGAGATTTTTTGTTATTAATTTTTAAGTCTTTAAACGCTTTGTCAACTGCTTTTTTGTCTGGGAACAACTGCTGTGCAGAAGTTTTCGCTTCAGAAAATGACTTCTTTGAATCCTGAAGAAGTGCAACCAAGTCTGCTGCTTTTTTGATTCCTTCTTCAATTGGTTGACCCGCCGAAGCAAAGTCCATGAGGCCTTTAAGTAGCCCTTGGCTCTTTCCTGTGAAGGTTGAAGTTTTGGAGATAGTTGCAAAAGCGGTGTTTAGGTTCTCTACGCCGACAGAGGCGAGGTCCACGTCAGCGTGAAGGCCACGCATAACCTGTCTTGTTTGATTGAGACTAGAACCAAACTGACCTTTGCTGGTTGTTTTGTATGCAAACATCGCCGCTTGTTGTTCACGTATTGCAGCAGCCGCAGCAGCCGCAGCAGCCACGACAGCGGTCATGCCAGCGGCAAGTGGACCCAAGGTAGACTTCATGAGTTTCATAGCCCCATTGCCCAAAACAAATGCAGCATGGACTCCCAACATTGCAGCGCCCATTAGTGCCATTTCTATTGTGGCACCCTTTAGAGACAGGCTTAAACCTTTTAACCCGACAGTTCCAACCATCTTGATTGCTTTGTCAAATTGGTCAAACGAGCGTTTCCATTTGACGAGGGTTTTAGTGATTGCACTGCCACCACCTGCTCCGCCTCCTCCGCCAGTACTTGACGCAAGGCCAGAACCAATCTTGTTGATTCTTCTTTCAAGTTTGCCAACAGAATTCTCAACGCTTTTGAGTTGCGCTTTAGCCCTAGCCGCACCGTCTACATCAATCTGTAGTTCAATTTTCGCTTCAGCCATGTGCTACTCCAGAATTACATGAGCGACCACAGATTTTTACGCTTTTTGCGCTTTTTGTTGTTCTTCACGGTCGTTAGATACAACCTTAGCACAAGCAAGGCGTATCAACCATTCATCATCGCTACAATCAAGGAGTCTTACGGGGTCTGTTCCAAACAGTTCACCTAATCGCGCAGCAGAGACGATTAGGGGGTCATTTACTAACTCCCCGAAGACTCCGTCGTAGGGTCCGAGGTGTCAATTGTATCCGAATAACCGGCAGCGTCAAGAATTGCCAACGCAGCGGCTTCTAGGTGAGGGTCAACGCCAAAGAACGCACGAACTGCTTCTGGGATTGGTCTGGTTGTGTCTGTCATTGCAAGGATGTCAGCAGCCGCAAAGTTGAGCGTGTAACCATTCTCGTCGTAAACTTCTTCGCCATCAAAAACAATGCCAACAGTCGTGCTTCCGATTACGTAGCAGGAGAACTTAATTGAGTCCATTCCTGCCTTGGTGTCTTCTCCGGAGTTCTTACGCCACTGACGCAACTGATGCTGTGTGATGTTTGGACTAATTCGCAAAGAAACGCCTGGACGTTCTGGTACGTCAAGACGAACGACTGGTCTTTCAACCTTCTTCTGAATCACGTCTTTAAGTCGTGAAAGAACATTTGGTTCTTCAATCTTTTGAATTGATGGAGTCTTTGGCTCAGCCTTTTTTGGTGAATCAGGCTCGGTATAAAGGGAGTTGTTTTCTGTCATAACAGCACATTAGCACAACATCAGATGAGCGGTGCAACTAGGCTGTAAAACGTTTATTTAATTTTTATACAACGCCTTGAACAGCGAACGTAAGGGCAAACGTTGCTGGAGCACCAGATGATGAGTCACCGTCTGGCTCGGTCATTCCCACAAGCAAGCAATTTGCATAGGTGCGGTCAAGACCCTGAACGACGATGTCGCAGTCGTAGGTTGTTACGGTGATGTCGTAGTACACGCGACCAATGAGTGGTCTCAGTGTCTTAATTTTGGCTGCAATACCTGTTTGGGTATCTGAAGCCACTCTGTCGTCATCGTAGTGAGCGGTAAGCGTGATGTCACCAATCTCTGCGGGTGCGCAAAGAACTTCAGGGAACTTTGCTCCACCTGGGTAGATTTTCTCAACGGACGCCGTAATTTCGCCACCCGAAACCTGCGCAAATCTGAAACCTGTCCATTTTGGTGACGTAGCGCCAACTGGGGCGATTTCTGCGAGGATTTGCCTCTGTGATACTTTAGCCATCGCTTACTCCTGATTATACTGTAACAGTTGATGTTAGATTTGATTTGACAATTGTGACTTCAATCTTGTCACCGATTGGCGAAACTCGTACACCAAGTTGCGCTTTCACTGTTCCTCCTGCAAGTTGTGCAGTAGTGTTGATTGAAGTGTCGCACTTGACCGAGTAGCCAGGGTCAATAAGTTTTCCGTTGGCGTCGTATGCTTCGTACAGTGCACCGATGGACTTCATTCTTTCACAGATTCCTGTCAGTCTTCCCTCAATTGAGGAGAACAGACCGCCGCGACCATCAACAACAGCGAAGATTAGGTCTTCCATTGAGGCGTTAGCCTCAGCGACAACGCTGTTTACAGTGTCTTGAGTCGTGATGAATCTAAAGTTTTCCGTGTCTAGTGAAAGAGAACGCGCTCCGTACACTCTTACCGTGTTGGCAATAATTCTGATTGCGTTTACGTAGTCGGCATCAAGAGAGTCTCCAAGAGTTCTGTTGACATCAACTTCAACGCCAGTAACAAAACGAGCGGCAGAAATAAGGCCAGCGGCTGGCTGATGAGGGCCAGTCTGGTTGTGTGCAAGTGCACGCTTTCCAGCAGCGTAACCATCTGGCGGAATCAGCCTTGTTACACCAGCAACTTCTGTTGGGACGTAAACCCAAGGATAGTAGAGAGCGGCATGCTCAGAACCTGTTTCAGCAGCAAGTGATGCCGCCGCTGCAGTGATTCCAGTTGCTGCTTCTGCGAGGTGGCATAGTGCGATTCTGTTGTATGTATTTGCGTGAGCAATAAGGTCTGCGTTGATTGCGTGGGTTTCTGGGCAAGAAACTGCACCAGGTCCAAAAGAATCGTTGAACAACTCAAGAGCAGCAGAAAAAGCAGTGAACGAAGTGTCAACAGTGTTATCTGTTCTGTCGTCAGAACCAACAGTAAATGTTCCAGCACCAAATGCTGTTGCTGCACTGACTTCTGGCATTCCGTCTGTCAACTTTGTTGCTGACATGTACTTTGAAGCGATTGCACTTCCGTTAATTGCGGTAACGAGTGCGGTTGAGGTCGTCTTGAGTCCTGTTGCGTAAACAAGTTCATCGTTGTAGTACAACTTAATATTCTTGCTTGCTCCAGAAGCGACAACTTCAATGTCCATGTCATGTGCCCAGTCGCCAGGACCGTTTGCTACAAGGCGGATACAGTCAGCACCGCCAGCACCGCCCACGTTGAGCAGGTTGGTTGCTGTCGTGGCTGCAGGGCCAACAACTCTTGCTACATAGCACTGTGTGCCACCCTCTTCAAAGAAAGTTTGGACTGTTGGGTGAAGGTATGCATATGTTACATATCCACCAAATGTCTCTTCAAACTCTGCGAGGCTTGTTACGAGAACTGCTTCATCGGAAGGACCACGCTGAGCAAGTCCAACAAAGAACGCCTGCGACGAAGCGCGCACCGTCGTACTTGTAGGACCTGTTCTAACTGCTGTAGTAATTGTTACGCCTGGCATGTGACCTCTCTCCGTGTCTTAAAGTTCGTCGCTGTTAAGCGTCTTACTGTCGTCTGGCAAGTCTAATTGTACCGAAACTTGCTCAGTAGAATCTGCAACTGTTGTTAAAGTTTCTTCTTTTACTTTTTCAACTTTTGTTTCTTCAATTTTTGTTTTTTTGGGTTTTTCTTTTGCTTCTTCCGTCTTGACAATTTCAAGTTTGTAAGACTTTATGGCAGAAAGAACATCTGGATTGTCGTTACAGGAGAATGCTTCGTCCTCTGGATACAGTAAAACAGGGGGTAAACCAATGGTTATATTTCTTCCGGAAATATTCTTGACAACAATATGTCCAGAGCCGTCATTTTCAAAGTCGGATTGGCCTTTGATTTTTTCAACTTTGTGCGAATGGGTCATTTTTGCTCCTGATTAACTTTAATTAGTGTACATCACTATTTACGGCGTTCTGTCTAGATTGCTAAATTCAATCTCAATAGGCAGCGCCGCAGCAAGTGGTCTTCTGTCAACAACTTCGTCAATAGATAAGTCATAAGACATGTATGCTCCAGCAAGAACTCTGTCGCCCTTGAGAAGTGTTAAATCAGAGAACTGCTCCTGCATTGACCCTTCGTCTATCTGTATGCGGAATGTTTCCTGTGGGTCCGTTGCTTTAAGACATGGGTAGTCAAGGAGGGCCGACCTGACAACCGTCGTAAACCTGTCTCTCATTAGGGTTGTTTCTGCAGAACCAACATCCCTAACCCATACATAGGTGCGCATTGTGTAGTTAACCCTGTAGAGCGGATTAGAGTTGGAGTAGCCAATTCTTTCAATCCTGTTGGTTGACATGACGACCGTTATTATCGTCGGCCATTCATCAAGGGCGATTGGCTCATAGGTAAGAAACTTGACAGGTGTTGGTAGTTGCTCGTCGTCAGCATTCCAGCCGTTTCTGTAGTCAATAATTCTTATAGGAATATCATCACTGAGATAAGAATTAACATAATCCTTGGCAAATTGGGCACCGTACATTAGTTCCATTAGTTACCCTCGGCAATGTATCGCTCAGCGTCTTTAGCCAGTTTCTTTGCAAACATCGGTGGCTCAAAGATGATTTCACGTTTTGGCATGCTCCATGTTCCATATTGGTGAAATCTTGCAACCGGTGCGTCGGTTCCAAACCTTGCTGATTGACGGTTTATTTCACTAACTGAAAATGTTTCAATACTCTTGAACAGTCCACCAGACCTAACAAGTGTTGGTGCACCCGGAAAACGAACAGACTTCCATGCTCCGTATTCAGCATCCAATGGAGCCCATTTTCCATTTCCGTTAGAAAGAAAATGCTTGGTGTAGATGTCTGATAAGTCTTCTTTTGCTCTTCTAAAAACAGGACGCAAGTCTTCCACTCTGTCCCTTACGTCTTGTAAGAGTTCCTGAGCATCATTTGTGTTTACTTCAACCCGTACGCGCATCTTACGCCACTCTTGAGCGTTTGTATTTCTTTACAGACATCAGTTCTCTGTCGGTAAATCCTGTTTCAAGTGGAGCGACATTTCTTGGCTCCAAATCTTTAATACCGACAACGTCGTCATGCATGTTCTGCATTTCCCTAGTTGCTGCCCTGAGAATCAAAAGTTTGAATACTGGTATTGAATCCCCATCTAAACCTGCCTCATAGGTAATCGTTACAGTGTCATCAGCAACAATGTTGAAAATGTCTATTCCGTATCTTCTTACCGTGTAGTTG